GTTTTGCATCAAAGTTGGAGGAGCCTGATATATAGAAGAGCCAGTCTGAGTCAGCGGAGTGCCACGAATAATGTCAGACATGAAGCCCATTTGTTTATATGGGTAGTTCTGATAATTTAGGAAATTCTGATACTGAGCATTAAGCACGTCTTGCGCTCTTTGCTGTTGTGTCTGTCCAAGTTGAGCTTGCAAGCCAATGTTTTGTAACTGCTCTTGTGCTTGTTGTTGACCAAGCGTTCCTAAAGTACTAGCTGCTTGCAGACCTGTTTGTAGTCCTTGCATACCTAGACCAGCGCCAAATTGACGCGACTGTTCACGCATCTGCGCTGCTTGTTGGCGAGCTTGCTGTTCTGCATTGAATTGCTGCATCGCTTGTTGATACGCGTTTTGCAAACCCGTAGCCTGAATGTTTCCTAGCTGAGTTTGTAAATTGCGATTTGCCTGCGCCTGCTCTATAGCCTGACGCGCTCCACCAAATGCACCTGCCCGTGTTGCTTGCGCACCGAGAGCGGTATTAGCAATGTTTGCTTGACGGATAGCTTCTTGTTGTTGAGTACGCACCACATCTTGCATGTAAGGCGACATGTACTGCGACGCCATATATGGCTGTGTAAAACTACTAGCCTGATAACTTGTTGGGTCGTATTGAGTACCAAGTGCAGATAAACCTGCGGCTTGGGCAATATTAGTACCCGCACCTACTTGACCGGGAACTTGAAGTTGTCCTGCGGCTCCAAAAGCCTGTTGTTGAAGAGGTGCAAATTGCGCAACTTGTTCTCCCTGATACTGCTGATAGGGATACTTGGCAATATTAGTAAATGCTTCTGCTTGTTTTAGCAGGTTTTCCTGATACGGCAGTAACTGCTGTGGTATGTTTGTCTGGAATACCTGTGATTGGACTGGATCAGCCATTTTTGCTCCTTATGCGGGAAGGTGTTTATCGGCACGGCTATTTATAGCTACCTTGCCTTTACCTACAGATTTCTTACGACCAGCTTGGATACGATCCATCATGGCATATAACTTTTTAGCGCCAGCTTGTGTTGAGCCGTTGCCTAACTCAGACACGATACGTGCGGGCACTACGAACTCACCATCAGCCAAACGTGCGGGTTGCTTGTTGCCTATTACGGCAGGAATTGAATCTGACACCCCATCGCCGGGGCCTTTGAGTAAACGACCACCATCAGAGTAATCGCCTAAATCGGATATTCCACCTCTTGCGTAGTTAGTTTCTCCACCTTCTGCAAAACCAAACGCACGTCCAATACTACTAACGGCATTACCAATTCCACTACCTACATTACTAACAACATCACTAACACCTTTAACTATGTTTTTCCCAACAGGTGTTTGAGAAGCTATAAGTACTAATGCCCCTGTAACGGGATCTATAGTAAATCCAGCCCCTTCTGCTCCAGCCGAAGTAGTTGCTATGTCAGCCCCCGATGTTCCAGCCGCAGTACCCATATCGTACCCCCAACCGGGAGCACTACCAACAACTGACGTTCCAGAAAAAGCTGGTGCAGCGCTACTCAAACCAAGAGTTTGCCCTAAAGAAGACACACCACCCGCTATCAAATCTTTTGCTCCTTGAGGTAGCAAATAGTTATACGCCAAAGCCGCAGGACCAAATGTCATAAGTGCTTGATTTAATGGGCTTGGCTTTGGCATGTTAGGCGGCCCGTAATCTACAGTCGGCATCTTGGACGGAGATTTAGCCGCCATCTCACTTGTTTCGGTTTGTGTTGGAGAACCAATTCTAGTTGCCGTTTCGTAAGGCACTGATATAGTGGGTGAAGTTAGCGCACTGCTGGGTTGCCCTGCTAGTATTGGATTGGTGGGGTATTGCCCTGCTCCTCGTAGATAGTTATACGCAGCCGCAGACGTTCCTGTCGGCGTAGGTAAACCTAGTGCTTGTCTTGAAGATATGTCTTGTAAGAGTTGCTGCTGTTGAGTAGTTTTATCAATAGCTTGTTGCACTGAGCTTTTTAGAGCCGCTTGATCGATGCGCCCAACCCCACTATGCCGTGGAACATCAGGGTTTTCATATGCTTGCAACCCAGCAGCCAACCCACGCTCTAATGGGTTGGATTTTCTACGTTCATTAATCAATGAATAGGCTTGTTCTAGGCTCATATTTGCCTCGTAAATGGGGGGTTAATCGAGTTTATCATGTAGGAAGAGCAGACACAAACTGTGCTGTAAAGATGACGCCGGGAGATAGCGGATGCACTGGCGATGTGCCCGCTGGGAAAGATGCCAATACGGTGTTGCCAGTATCTGATGTCCATGCTAGTTGGATGTAGTCATTGGCCGCTACTTCTACAAACAAATTGACTGTACAAATCCTAGCCCCCGGAGAAGTACCGTGTTTGGAATTAACCTGCTCTATGCTGGCAGACGCAGTTATGTCTGTACCGTTTTGTCTGAACCAAATAGTGACGTTATCTTCGGAAGTAGTGAAGTTTAGTAACTGGGCGCTGAACTGAAGGTTATATACACCAGCATTGGAGAATACGATCTTAGTCTCGTCAGTTGTGTCGGCGTACACCCCGTTAGCGTAGTCGGTGTTATTGAACAGCACTTTTCCTATAGTTGTAGCGCCGCCTGTCCCCTGTGCTTCTGTGATAGCCGCGCCTGCGGTATGCGCTACGTTGGTAGTTCCTAGCACGCCACGGGTTATCGTCCCGTCAAATGTCGTAGCGGTCTTGGTGGTATAACTAATCAACTCCGAGCCAATTAATAGCCAGCCAGATGAGGGAAAACCCGAAGTTGAGGCAACGCTAATAGGCGTTGTGGATACGTTAGTTATATTGGAAGACAGCGTCGTATTGCCGTTTTGGTGGAACGCGCCATAGGGAAAATTGAGGTATTTACCGCCTTCAGTATTTAATAGTTCCCCAAGAGCGTTCTTTAACTGGTTGAAATACAAACGCAAGATGTTCGTAAATTGATCTTGATAGCGTCGGTCGTACTGCTCCGTACCCAACGGCAGGTTGGGTGGTGCGGGATTTATTATGCGAGTTGCCATTACCTGCGTCCGTCAGGTCTGACATCGATACGAGGCGCACCGAGTTGCCAAGTGGTGTTAATCTGGTTGGAACTGATCTTGAAAATCATCTGCCGTCCACGGAATCTGGTGTAAATCTGCCCCGTGAACTCCTCGGTTATGTAATAAGCATTACTTTTCTGCACTGGTTGAGAGGCATCGCTTGTTACGCCAGAGCCAGAGTTAGTCAACCCATACAACTCCATAGTGACTTGCGCGACGTTGCCACTGGGGTCGTTTTCAGAGTTGTTAAATGTTAAGTCTGGCAATATGCGCCATACAAATCCAAAGTTATGCCCATCACCAATGTCGAACTCAGACGAGGAAATATATGCGCTGATAGCAGTAGTTGTGTCTGTTTCGTTGTCGTTGATCCCATACTCGTGATCGACAATGTTGTAACTATAAGTAGCCGCCTCTGGGTATGCACGTAGCCCAGAATCCAACCATGCAGTACGTGCCATAGTACCAAAGTACCAAATTTTCTCCATATAGTTGTAGACCACATAGCGATCAACAGTTGTAGACGACGATGAGCAGTAGAACCACCAGACCTCGTTGAAGCCCTCATTAGTCCCAGCAAAAATCTGGTCGTACTGGGTGATGTTTATGTCGCTAAATATATAGCGGCGCAAGTCGCAGTTAAGGGTTTGTACCCGTCCATCGTATGCGTAGAACTTGTCTACGCCCATCCAATACACAATGCCAGACGCAATAATCGCAGCGTTTTGGCTCACTATGGAGATGTTATCTCCCAGCAGTTGAGATTGCCAGACATAGGGTGGGCCTAGGTACTGCAACGAATATATCGATGCATCCGTAATAACAACGATCTCTTGGCGAGTCTGGACTGCGGCTATTATTTGAGAGCCATGCGATAGGCGAATGCTCCCAGCCTGATTAGACGCGTCTGGTGTCCAGTTGTAAGGGTCGTCTTGGTTTGACCAGCGAATCAGCATCGGGTCTTGTGTCGAGGAGCCGTAGTCATTAGCCCCAAACGCGATTACAAACCTTGAAGTGTCTGACACCATGACAACATTCTGTACAGTCGGCACATCCACAAGCAGTGAGATGTAGGTGTTAGTAGCTGTTCCAGCAGTGGTGTTAACTATGTTTCCGCTTGAGTCAAGCAGATTAAATGTCGTGCCATTTAAGTTATACACGTAATACGTCGTAGCCGTTGACAGTCCAGTCGGCAGTGAACCACCCGTTGTGTAACTAAACTGAATGGCGGCACCCTCGGTTAAGACTATCGCCGTTGTGGTGCACACTGCTGGGCTTGCTGTTGTGATAGATACAGCACCTGTCGTAGACCCCGGTTGGTCTAAGAAAATGCCCCGTGTTGTAAGACTAGTTGGTGAACTAGTAAGCCAGTAATAGATACCGCCTCCGCGTGGGCCAAAAATCAAGTTCTGCCCAAAGTTCATCTGACTCCATAAGCGCAAAGGGCTTATAGCCAAAGAGTTACCCCAAGTGCCGCTACCCCAGTAGCCAGACCCCCAACCTTGTAGTGGTGTCTGTATCGCAGGGCCAGTATTTATCTGATACGCAGCCACAACTGCCGCACCACCCGTAGCGCCCGCAGCTACCGCAGAAGCCGTGGTTATGGTGTAACTGTTTGCGTTTACTATGGAGACTATCTGATATTCTTTATTTAATAGTGTGGCATACGTCCCAGTAACACCGCTAAAAGTTACAAAGTCATTAGCCAACGCACCATGTGCCGTAGCCGTTACAGTAACAGTAGTTGTTCCATCCCCAGTAAACGGGTTAGAGCCAAGCGTAACAGTCGATCGAATCGGCGTAATATCGTAATACGCCCCACCAAACTCAATATAGAACTTTAAGTTAGTACCTACGCCTAGGTAATTAGCACCTGCTAATGTGACCCAATTCCAAAGAGAGCGGCAAATCCCTAAAAATGTACTAGCTGAAATACGACGCCAGCCACCAACAACTTCTGGGTTGCCTTGACGAAAACGAACTTTGTCGCAGTCATACCATCCACCCTCCGTTGTATAACGAGTGTTTTCCTTGTTAACCCCCGGCTTGAACAGTATTTTCTGTAATGGCATTTTGCATCCTATGACAAGAACAAGGCACGCTCGTCCTTACGGCGTATCACCAGTCCTTTGAGTTCTTTTCCACCTGCCTTAGTGTATTTCAGGAACTCGTCTGCCGCCCCTTCCATATCCCCGCGAAGAACCTTTTGACGCAGCGTACTACGCTGGAGGGTACCAAGGCCGACGTTAAAACTAAAAGAAACAAGCCCATCAAAGTTACCTTGTGTAAGACTGACAGGACAGAGAGAAGACACCCCGCGCTCGAAACGCTGCAAATCTGCTCTAAGAATTGCATCTACTTCCTCCATGCTAAATATGCGAAAGTCCTCAAACTTCAAAGCAAAGTTGCCTCTTTGGTCTACAGGTATCTTGGTCTGCTCTGGGTACATCAGATGTCCGACACCCACAGTCCACAGACCGACGCTGTCGCGGTAAGGTTTTTGCCTCACCCCCTCATGGTGCTTGATATCCTCAATACAGCGCTGGCTGATGTTCATTTTTTCTCAAACGCCTGTGAACCAAACCAAAAAGCCACAATAGATGCCCAGATCAACTGCGTATCGTTGTCCCATAACTGATCCAAGCACTCGCTAAATGGCACGTTGCTGTGCCATGCGTACATGAAACCTGCGATATCCACAAAGACCAACAAAGCAAACATGCCATAAGTCAGGATGGGGCGCACCATTGCACGGGCGTTGATTACCCACTGAGATGCACCTTTGCTTATTTCTATGTCGTGGGCGTACAGGGCTTGGCGTTCTTGTAATTTGGCGTTGACCATCGCCACATTAGCCTGCTGGGTAGCCACCTCTGCTTGCACTTTGATCTCATCCAAGTGGATAGCCTCTATATGCTCCTGCGCATCTAGCCCCGCTTTCTTTAGCGCTAGTTCACGCTCAGTCTGCATCTGCGCCAAAGCAAGCTCATGCTTCTTATCAGAGCGGTCTTGAAAGAATTCAAGCAGTTTAGGCAGGCCCCCCATAAGGAAAGACAACAAGGTGGATAACAAAGTTAGCATCTATTTCTCCTTCAGTTCTTGTTTAAGTTTTTCCAACTCGTCCAATTTCTTTTCTATGCGTTTTTCGGCACGTTTTAAGTGCGCTTTCATGTAGAGGGTTTCTATGTATGCCATTGTTGTGGTTGCAACGATTACGCATAGCGCTACTGCGCTCAGAACCCACCCGATAAGGCGCGTATTGCCCACATCAACCACCCAAAAACTAACGAAATAAACACCACGGCGATTACTCCTACGGTTACTTCAATACAAAAAATCTCTGCCTGTTCCTTCTTCCACCTAGCTAGCCGTGCCTTACGGATCATCTCCGACCTAGCCCACGCTTGTTCTTGTTCTATCTTGGCGTGCATCTTTAGGAAGCGGCTATACAAGTCTTTCAACTCTGGCGGTGCGTAGACCATCGCCTCTCGCACCTGATCAAACAATTTCTCCATCTGCAATTCAATCAGCGCACGCTCAATGGCTTTTTTGCTGGTGTTCTGCTCTGGGTTATACCGTGTCTTAGACTCCTCTTCTAGTTCATGGTAATAGTTTGTAATTTGCATCTGGGTGTCGAACAGAAGACCCAACTTGTCGCCAATATCCTTGATGAGTTTGAGTTCCATCTCCTCGTAGGACTGCTGGGCGGCAACGGCTGCGACGGCCTTCTTTTTCGCCACAGGCTTTGCTTCTGTGGGTTTTGACTCTGACTTAGGCTTGCTGGTGAATAGTCCGAGAAACCACTGGAAGATTCCTTTGATTGCTTTGACATCAGCCAAGACACCTTCAACTGTTTTCTTCGCTCCTTCCAACTCCATACGCCCCTCGTGGAGCATGGCACACCCCTGCTTAATAAAGCCAACGGCAGCCTGAGCTGCCATGAGAAGGGAGAAAGGGTCAATGTTTTACTCCGCTGGGGGCTGGTCTTTGGCTTCTTTTTGTATGGCTTCAATCAATTGGTATACCTCTTGGTATGGGCGTGTACCCAAATAAGCCATGATGGAGTTTAGAAGTTGTGTTGAGATTTGTAGTTTTTCCATTTATGCCCCTAGTTGTTGGGATTCAATCTGTGCCTGATATGCGGCAATCACCTCTGGAGTCCAAGCCACATTGCATATAGCCACCACTTGCTCTGGTACGCCCGTTAGGTCTTGCGCTGGTGTCAGGCTGGTGCGGTGGTAAGTTTTGCTTATCTCGTTGCCATCTTCCATGATGCGTGTTGCTTCACGATAAAGAACGATGCCGTTCTCTGTGACTGTGATGTTATCTACAACGGTTGATTTTGTGAGTGACATGGTTTTTTCCTTTGTGTCTGGTCAAACTATTCTGGTCTGACTATTAGGTTGATGATTCATAGCAAAAGCCGAACAGCAAATAAGTGTCCGCATTCGCTAAAGCTGAAATTGCCATATTTATCGCTGATGTTCCGGGGCCGTTGCGTAACACATACAAGAATGTTTGATTTACGCCAGACTCCAAAGTTGGGGTTGGGTATGTTGCATTGGTTGGGAACGAGCCACTCCACTCCGTAACACCAGACAGCCCAATAGCTTGCGTAGAGTTTGCTGTTGTATAAGGCAAGCCCCCAATCACCATGTTTCCTGAGCCGCCAGAGAGAGCAGTCCAACGCAGATAGCACTGAAGATAGACCATCTTCCCAATTTTTATATATCGTCCACCGTTGTTTCCGTGATAAGTCACGGTGGGGTTGGTCGCTCCAAGAACTGTCGGTGTCCAAGTTCCCTCTTCATAATCATCCAGCGTGTTTGCGTCAGATGATGCTGATTGAGTTGCGGGGAAAGTGATGCCTGTGCCAGATTGTGGAACTGCCCCACCGTCAAGAGCCAATGAGTAACCATTTGCCGTAGAGAGTAAACGATTCCCATCCCCATCAGAGACAATAGCATAGTTGCTTGAGGTGCGAATGTCTAAACCATCTGCATTTCCTGTGTAATTGCCAATAATCGTGTTCGAATTTCCTGTAGTTACATAATAACCAGATGGCAAAGTAACGCCAGTTCTTCCAGAACCGACAAATGTATTTCCTACGCCAGTTGTTAAGTTATACCCTGCCTGAGTCCCAACGGCTACATTGAACCCGCCATTAGAGTTATATCCTGCGGCTTGTCCAATAAATACGCTATAACCGCCACCAGAACCACCTGTTGTTTGAGTATATCCAGCCTGATACCCAACTGCTACGTTGTTTGCACCAGTAGTATTTCCATTTAATGCGCCATTCCCGACCGCAGTATTAGTCGATATCGTACCCCCGCCTTTACCAACAGTAACCCCGTTTACTTGTAAGTCACCATTGGCAAGGTTGCCCGTGGTTCCGCTTGAGCCATCTAGCGTCAATGCCATGTTTATTTCTCCTCAAGAGCCACAATTCGGGC